AAAAGCCAGGAAAGGATAATCGCCGATATATTCGCCTTTCCCTTCGAAGGAGCACCCCTTGCCGAAAGAGCAATCCTCACCGAAAGAGCACCACTTGCCGAAGGAGCAGCCCTCGCCGAAGGAGCACTCCTCACCGAAAAAGCAATCCTCACCGAAAGAGCACCACTTGCCGAAAGAGCACTCCTTACCGAAAGAGCACTCCTTACCGAAGGAGCAGCCCTCGCCGAAGGAGCAGCCCTCGCCGAATATTTGTATATCACTGTAATCCCCCGAGGGGAATTGTTTGATTCCGTCGATCACCTCGAAGGCATCGAAATCCGCTTGTGTGTATTCTTTCATTTTCTTTAGTCCGTTAAATTCAATTCGATGATTCCGTCTATTTTGCAATCTTTTCTGCTTTTTTGTTGATAAGCGATTTGATAAACTCCGCAGCTTTGGCGTCTGTTACCGGGTGATCGCTGCCCATAGCCTCGGCTTGCCGTATCGTACGGTTCTCGCAGGCATTGCATCGATCCTCGAAATATGTCTGAAACCAACCGTATATGATCGATCCGTCTATTCGTCCGTACAGTTGTCCGTATTGCCCTCGTTTGGCATTGGTAAATACCAGGTTTACATCGGCAAGGTTCAACGCCCAGAAATCGTCCAAAATCATGTAGGCCGTTTCCGTTACCTGTGCGTCGTTCATCTTGGCTGAAATATTGAAAAACTCCTGTACATTGACGATCCAAAGTACCAGATATGCAGCCGTCCATTTTTCGCCGTATGTCGCTCGCAATACAGATAACACCGGCATTTGGGATTCGGCACAAGCCACGGCCGACTGCATACGGCGGCAGCTACTCTGTATTGCCGCCACTGAGTAGCGTTTCAAGAACTCCACGCTTGAAATCTTCGCTAACGCCGTTGTTGGCGGTTTTTTTGCTAATTCCGTTGTCATTGTAAACTTTGTTTTGCGGGCTGTTGATCGAATTTGTGAGCGTTTGCCTCCAGTTGATAGTCTTTGTGCGCTGCTTTCGCTTATGCTGCCATCCGGCTTCCGTTGCCCAGAAGTTTACGCAAGCCTTTTCGAGCGAGAGGGCAATGTTGAGATTCGGGTTGAAACGTTGTTGCGTCGAAATCCAAGCGTCATCCTGTAGGAGCGTCTTATAGGCCTTGCGTAACTCGTTTTTGTAAATCTCAAAATCATCACGCCACGTCAATATCCGAGCTTCTTCAATCCCTGCATCATCCTTGCGGAGCGTCTTACGGGATTTGCGTTTAGGATGATCGGATTCGGGGTTCTCGGTCCCCTCGCACGCGCCTGCGTTATAGTCTTCTACCGGGTAAGAAATAATATTATCTCTCACAGATACTCCAGTATCTTCTACGCCAGTAGAAGTACTGGTAGTAATATACTCCTTATCCTCTCCTTTTATAGTCACTGATCGTTCAGTGATCGTTCCGTGATTATTCACTGATCGTTCCGTGATTTCATTTAATGCACTGTCTAACAATTCTTTACGTATATTTACATCCTCCAGATTAGGTCTGTTGATTACTTGATGACGGGAAAAGGTTGGCAGATAATAGAATCTTTCCGACTTAACGGAAAGCAGACTAATAAATCCGGTTTCTTCGAGCATCTTCAACCAGCCTTCGAATTGCTGGAGTTGTATTTTGTCGTAAGGGAATATTTTAGACTTCAGCCAAACGGGGTCGGCTATTACTACGCCCAAATCATCGGCAAAATTCCAAAGTCCGATGTAAAGCAGCCTGGCATCGCGCGATAAGCGGCCGATCTTCAGATCATCCCAAAATTGTGGTTTTATGGTTCTGATTCTGGCCATACCATATTGTCATGCTTGTTTTTATTTTTTGTAACCGTGTTGTTTCAATAACCGTTCAATAACCGGCAAGGGGTTCGGAATACATCCGACCATTTTGCGGGGTTTGTTATCCGTCGTCATTCTTCGGCGTTGTATAAACTCATAGGATTTGCGGCAGCCATTCCATACGGCGCGTATCTTTACGCTCCCCGGAGTGCGATTCAACAAGCAACCTATATATTCGTTGTCGTTATCGGGATAGAGTTCTTTCAATGTTTCCAATTCCTTTTCCGACCACGGGGGATATGTCTTTCTTGTCGTCATACTTGGAGATTATTTAGGGAGTGGATGCCCGCTGTTGCCGTGCCAGGAGCGCCATTCTGGACGTTATCTCCTGTTTGTATTTCACGGCTGCCAGCACTGCCTCCCTAATACGGTCGATGTACTCTTCATCTCGTGGGATGCGGAGAATCTTGACGGCCAGCAGCGAGTTGGCGCACCGGGGATCATAGCTTACGAAGTCGCACCATCGTCGTCCCGTCGCAAGGTAGTTACCTTGTATCTGGGCGTAATATTCGGGCTTCTCGCGTCGCAGATCGTCCGGGGTAGCCATAGCCAGATACCGGGCGTGTACGGACGAATTGTAGGGGCATTTTATTTCGATGAAACCGTCTTCCCCGACCAACCCGTCAGGACTTCCGCCGAAAGAGGGCAAATCCTCGCAGACGAAGAATCCGCAGGTCTGGACATCGACGCTCATAATCGTCGAATAGGCCAGCCGTGCCGTATCTTCGTGCTCGCGTCCCCATTCTATTTCTCTGGTGTTGAGTTCCCGGTATTCCAAACAACCCCCGGCCGTGATGCGATCGGCGATCTTGTCGAACACATAAGCGACGGCCGTCTTGGTCAGTTCTCCGGGCCGTGCCAGTGCTCCGGGAATCAGCTTATGCACTTCGGAGGAAGTGAATCGATGCAGACGCGCTTCATACCATTCCGGAGTTCCTTGTTCGAAATAGCGGGAATCGGTCATCGCTTCGCGCTTTTGGTGTCGAACAGATTAACTTCGGCCTCGACCGTCGCATCCTCGACCGCGTTTTTCGTAATCCCGATCTTCTGCATCAGGTCGTCGGCCTCCTGTTCGGTGATCTGACCGCCGATAAACGCTTCACTGATCGCTTCGCGGCTCGTAAGCGTCGCTTTGTCCACGCTTTCGGGAATTGCCGCCGTTTCCTCATTATCGATGTAACGTACCGAGTTGTTTTCGCCCAGCACGCCCTGATCGAATTTCGCAGCGTCCTGCATCTCTACGGACATCGGGGCGAATTTTGACAGTAACTGTTTCAGCACGGTCTTACGCGCCATCGCATCGAAATCCGTAGTCCATTTACTACCGGCCCGGATGTAGTCCTTCTTTGATCCATAGGTTTGGCTGTACCGGCTCGCGTGTGCTTCGAGCGTCTCGCAGCTCATATAAAGCATCTTCTCGAAGCCATTAGTCAGTTTGAAATAACCCACATATCCGATCGTGCGGAGAGCGTCCCGATTCTCGGCCTTTTTGAACGTGATTTCACCCGTGATGAGGTTTTCATCCACGATCTCGCCCTCCTTGACCTCCGAAACATTCAGTGTTTTGAACTGCCCGCTGCGGATGGCCAGCTGGATAAATCCCTTCGCCCCGATCTGGAACTGGGCGTCGGTGCGCCCCTCCCGGTTGTTTTTGTAGGGGATGACATAGGCGAAACCCAGGTTGGGATCGAGAGGCAGGTCGAGGGCCGTAGCCTTGATCGCGGCGAACATCACGCCCATAGGCTCGCACTCCTGCAATGCCTTGTTGTTGGCGACGAGTGCCGTGAGGTTGCTTACGAAGCTGTCTTTCTTGGCTCCCAGGACGCTCGTCAGATAATTCTGGGTGCGTTCGCTGGTAATTTGACGGTTGAACAGCGTCAATCCCGTTGCTTGTTGTTCCATAATATTTACTGTTTTTGATTGATATATACTACGCGAGAAGAATATTTCCGGGGATCGAAAGGCCGCATCATATAATTGATATGATTGCGTATGTCGGCAGCCGAAAGTTTTCGGGACCATTCCCCGTCAGATACGATATGATTCGGATCAGCGATTTCGTAAATCTCGATTCTCGTTTTCATGTCAGCTATTTTAACAATTCATTCAGTTTCTCCATCACCCGGGGAACCTCCTCGTCCGTGGCCGTACACCAGGCGCTCGCTATGCTCGTTTCCTCCCGTATCGGGACGTCGATCCATTCCGTCATTCCCATCGAATGCACCGCGCCCTGCCGCTCGGTTTCCACCGTATAGCGTCCCTGCACCGCAACGCCGTGATATTCTATCTGAAAGTCGAAAGATTCCATAGGCCCTGCAACTGTCCTTCGGGTGATGTAATCGGCGATGCGTTTGGCGAAAGTCCGAATCTCCTGATCGGTCAGATGAATTGTCGTTTGCGGCCGGTTGAAACGGGTGCTCTCGAAGAAGTAATACTCTTCCGAGGGTTCTTTCCGAGTGGACGGCGGCATTTGAGCCGTGTCGGTGACGTAGTAGGAAGTATTCATCGCTGTTCGAAAATTTCATTCAACAGATAGCGGGTGATCCGCATACGCCGGGGACCGGACAGCGCCCAGCCGAACACCAGGCAAACAGGAACGGAAACTACTACGAGTGTAATTAAGTGTGCCATACTCTTACCGAATTTCGACCCGATAGACACGGGGTCGGTTTTGGAGTTTATGTGCCCGGCGGCGGGACTTGTCGATTGTCCGGCGCACCTTGCTCTTGAGGCGGTACCACGCACGCCAGAGGCGGCCCGCAAGCGTGCCCCACAGACTTTTGACTGTGCTTTCGGAAAAGAAGGTTTGCATGTTGGTAAAGATTTACTTGTGGATGATATTTGCTGTTATTCTGCTGCTTCGACAAACTCGCCGCCTTTCAGTTGATAGAAAACATCCTCCTTGAGCGATTTCCCATCGATCTGTGCAGACCTTACGCACACTGGTTTCAGATCCTCGCCATATTCAGCGAGGGTAATCCAGCTACCTTTCTTTGCCTTTATTTTTGAATCTATACCTATGGCTGCTACAACAGCATTGTTACCTTCGCTTTCGATCTTTGCGTGGTCGCCCGAGGAGCCGATCTTTGCGTCGTCGCCCGAGGAGCCGATCTTTGCGAGGTCGCCCGAGGAGCCGATCTGTGCGAGGTAGCCCGAGGAGCCGATCTGTGCGAGGTAGCCCGAGGAGCCGATCTTTGCGAGGTCGCCCGAGGAGCCGATCTTTGCGTCGTCGCCCGAGGAGCCGATCTTTGCGCCGTCGCCCGAGGAGCCGATCTTTGCGAAGTCGCCCGAGGAGCCGATCTTTGCGAGGTTGCCCGAGGAGCCGATCTTTGCGCCGTCGCCCGAGGAGCCGATCTTTGCGAGGTCGCCCGAGGAGCCGATCTGTGCGTCGTAGCCCGAGGAGCCGATCTTTGCGCCGTCGCCCGAGGAGCCGATCTTTGCGCCGTAGCCCGAGGAGCCGATCTGTGCGTCGTCGCCCGAATTAACATTGTCGGTCGGACCCTCTTTGATGCACTTCTCGTAAATGAAATCTATACCAGCTTTAATGAATCCTTTGAAATCGAGTTTTGCCCCGATGTGAATCTTTGTCGTCGCCGTTTTATCCGAGTCGGAATGACATCGCCCCAAAGCTGTTACATGATGCACAGGGATGAACTTGCATTCATCATCCAGCATATCACGATAGCTAAGGACAGAGAACGGTGATTCGCAGAAATGAAAGCCTCGATTACAAACTTTCAACTCAACATCCTCTTCGTAAGTCTTGCCCTCCTCGAATTTGAAGCCCAGGCAGGTCATATCTGCATTGAACCCTTTAAATCCATCGATATGTTTTTCTTCGCCGAACTCTTGCGGAAGCACCACGTTATCGCCGAACGAGACGCTTTTGAATACTTCCACAATCTCTTCGACCGAGAATCCAGCGATGCCGCATCCGATCTTGGTTACATAGAAAACCTTATCGGTATTGTACCGTGTATAGTCTGCGAATCTCCGTACCGATCGCGTCAATTCCTCGGTAGACACCTTGTCCATCTGTTCATCGAGCGTAGGGATAGCGTAGGACTGGCCCTGTAAGCCCTCGCCGTGCCCCATGATCGCGCCGAACTTCTCGACCGCGACACGAGCTGCGCCGCCAACGTGGTTACCGGCCTTATTACTGCCGAATACAAAGACCTCGTTCTGTTTTAATTTGGAAATATTCTCTGGGGTAAATACTTTGTTTGACATTGCACGTAAATTGTTTTGATTAAAATTTGCACCCTGTCGTCATCGAAGACCACGACTGAATCGCAGGGTATATCGCTACCGGCTCCCCGAATTGCTCCGGATCGTCGCCTGCTTTTTGGTATTGATCGGCCTAATATCCGCCCTTCTGCGCCAAGTCGCTCGCCGGGTTTTACATCCCTTCGGATGGTTCTCGTATTTCAATGAACCGCTTATTCGTTCCAGCCTTTCTGCCTTGCGGCCGGGGTTTATGGCAGGCTTTAGGACCCCTACGGCTTCCGTGCCGTCCTTTGGTGCCCGCATCGGGACATTCAACCCGATACGGACTTTGAAAATCCGCGCCCGGAAATGGCAAACTCAACTAATCTCAACTCTTAACTAAACTCTGAAAAATCGGGCGCGGATAATAAGTTGTTAATTCTACTCCCATTTCAGCAACGCTTTCTTCTTCTTGAGCGTCGGAAAGTCGAGCGTAAGAATGGTTTTAGCATAAAACAACATTTTAGCGTCCGTTGAATCGGGGTGCGTTTCTATCAATCCCCGTTTAGCATAATCCCGAACTCGCGCTGCCGACACCCCATGAAATCGAGCAGTTTCTTCAACAGTCATCACTACGTTTTTGAACACATTCACATCGATGCTGTTGTCCTCCTTTTCTTGCAACTTTTTACGTAGCTTCCGGTTCTCTTCTTCCAGATTACCGATATATGCAGCAATATTTGCGGCTGTCATATCGCTATACGTGTCTTGAATGGTTTTATCCTGCATCATAGCGTCTTGTCGGTTATTTAGTGCTATATCGTGTCGGCAATCAGGCCGACACAAAACAAGAGTATCCGAGAATCTCAAATTTTTATAATTCGTTCAATGCACACCCACTGTTCTTCGAGCAGGGCAGCCAGCCTGTCTGCCGATTCCATTATTCAGTTCTCCGGAGAATATGTCTTTGCTAAAAACAGCCCTTCCACCGGAACCTGGAACATCTCGGCAAGAATGGCCTGCCGTCTTTTGCTCGGCCTGCGATACCCGCCTTTCTCCGGATCTGTTATCCACGACTGAATCGTCCACATACTCACTCCTAATCGTTCCATGATCTCATTCGCCCGACGGCTCTGCTCCGAAGGCGCGAGGGAGTGCCATATCTCCCCGAATGTCTGATTGCTCTTCTTCGTCTCCATCATATTGTTATCCTTAATCTCCGAAATACTGTCCCGGCCGCGCATCGGCATAATAGTCCAGGCATCCCGCCGCGAAAGCTATTTTTGCTGCGGCACTATGTTCTCCGGCCGCTTCAGGCACGGAGGCCTCCTCCGGAGTGCGCCCTTCGATCATCGCGCGGATGTTGGCCAGCTTCTCGTTATTCCATGCTTTCCGCAAGGCCTCGGCGAAATTTTTCACCATCTTCACCCGAAACATATACCAGGCATTCAGCATGATCTTCGATTTGTTATAGACAGCTTTCATAATCAATATTATTTTGTATATTTGTGTTGTAGTATCGTTTGACAATGCAAATATAAAGACTATTTCTTGAATACACAAACATTTTCAAGAATATTTTTTGTATAAAAATGTAGAGAGTATTTATATGAATGATTTTCAAAGAATTGAAAATGTATTAAGTCACTTAAAAAAGAGTGCAAGGGCTTTGTCTATCGAATTGGGTCTAAAAAATCCACAGGTATTTTACGATATTAAGGCAGGAAAATGCGGAATATCAAAAGACCTCGCATTGAAACTTCAAGACAAATACTTTATAAATGCCGCATGGCTCCTCACCGGCGACGGCGAGATGCTTCGAGAAAGCCACAGCACATCTCCGGTCGGCAATGCTGCCACCAGTGCTGACAAGAGTGAAATGCAGCAAACGCAGGGTTCTCCCGCGCCTACAACCGAGAATATTACTAATCTTATAGCGATCACTCGTGAGGCGATGGCAGTCATAAGAGAGCAGAGTGCCCAGATGAATCGGTTAATTACACAAGTCGAGCTGTCGAATGCCCGTTACGATAGGCTGTTTGCGTCGATTTCAGGCGTTTCTACAGGCTTTCCAGCAACTCCGACAGATCTGGGGGTCAAAAATCCCCCCCCATAAAATTGGAGCTAAAATAATGTATATCAATGAATTACAAAAAATATATTGTAATTCAGACACCTGATAATAAGCATTCAAAGAAGAGTTAAAA